AACAACCTCAAATTTGAGAATGAAGCCATCAAAGCTGACAACGCTAATTTGAGAAAAGCGGTTAACGAAATGGCTGACCTTTTCGAGAAATTCGCCACAACACCAACAGCAACACCAACCAAAGCCGTAAAGAATTACTTCAAAAAAGAAGATGCAAACGGTCTTGATAGGTGGCTAGAAACACGTAAGAAAAACTAAAAAATAACATTTAAAAACTTAACAAAATGGCAAGTGCATTTAACGTAAACGGCTTAGTAGCTTACATTGAGGAGAATCGTTTCCCTTTGATGGCTGGTACTATCAACAAAGCCAAAATGATGAATTTGGTAGAAGTAATGCCCGGTGTAAAAGGGCCATCTAAACTACCTATCCTTACTCAATCGGTTTTCTTCCAAGCAGACGGATGTTCTTTTGATGCAACTGGTAATACTACCTTTACTCAAAGAACCCTGACTCCAGGCAAGGTAAAGATTAACGATGAATGGTGTCCTAAAGATTTGGAGACCCGTTTCTTCGTTACCAAAATGAGAGCTGGTTCGCATTCGGAAGAAGTACAACCTGCTGAAGTATGGGCTAAAATCATGGAGGTTTACTTGGCTAAAGTAGCTTTGGAAATTGACAAGAACATTTGGAAGGGTAGCATTTCTGCTCCAACGTCAAACAACGGTTCTTACTGGGATGGCTTTATTACTACAATTGGTTCTGGTTACATCAATGCAAACCTAGGTGGCACTCCACTTGCAACTGCATTCACAGTAACAAACGCACAAGAGATGGCGTTCCGTTTGTACAATTCACTCGCTACTGCTGGCCTTACTTCTAAGACCGACCTAGTTGCTTTCGTAGGATATGACACTTACGCGGTTCTAGTGCAAGCGTTGGTAGTTGGCGGTTCAACTTACGGTGTTCAAATCAACAGCGGAGTGAATGGTGCAACTGACAGCGATGCAAGCGAAGGTCTTAGCTTCCCTGGCATCAACTTGAAGTTCATCCCTGTAGACGGTTTGACTGGAGTTAAAAGTGTATATGATGGTTCTGCTTCTAACTTCTACATTGGAGTAGATGCTGAAAGTGATTTTGATTCTTTGGAGGTATGGTACTCTAAGGACGACCGCAAAGTAAGAGTAGCAATGGAGTTTAAGGTAGGTACTCAGGTAGCTTTCCCGAACGAAATCGCTGCGATAGTTCTTTAATAAATTAACCTAAGGGCGCGGGCTTAACTGCTCGCGCCTTTACTATACACTAAAAACATGTCTTGCGTATTAACACAGGGGTTCACATTAGGATGTAAAGAGGACATTGGCGGCATTAAATCGGTAAGATTTGCACGATACAGTGATTACGTTGCTCTTGGAGCGGTTGCCACTACTGGACAAATTGCATCATTTGCCACACCAACAGCCGTCTTTAGAAAGTACGAGTTGACCAAAGAAGAAAGTATGTTTTCAGATGATCCAACTGCAGGCAATCGCAACGGGTCACTCCACTACGTGCCATCTTTGAGTTTTGTACTTCGCAAATTAGACGTTGCAAAGCGTAACGAAATGCAACTACTTGCAAAGAATAGAGTAGTGGCAATTATTGAAACGAACGAAGCTACTCCATCTTATTGGGTTGCTGGATATGCTAACGGATTGGACTTCGCTACAGGCACAGGCGCGACTGGTACGGCCTTCGCAGACTTGAACGGTTACACAATGTCGTTTAATGGTTTAGAGCCTAATCCAATGCTCGCAGTTCCAGTAGCTTTACTTGCATCAATAACCGCCTAATAACGGTTTGACATAGGGATTTAGATAGGCCGTTAATAGCGGCCTTTCTTTTTGAAACACTTTGAGCATTTTACCTATTTAAGCAAAATACACACGATGGCAACTACAATAACAAACGCTACTTTGACCGTAACAATTACGGAAGCGGTTAGCCTTAACAACAAAAGCTACGGCAACTCTAATACGCTTACAATTCCAAGCATAAACGAAGTTGACCAACGCATTCTAACTATACCTACAAGCGAGGTGACCGTGGTTAACTATGGCACAGCGGTAGCGGCAGGAACGTTTATTCGTAGCGCGGTTAAATACCTACGCATTACCAATAAAGATGATACCAATTTCATTAGCGTGAAAGTGAGTTCTGCTACAGACTACGCATGGGTTAAATTAGAAGCTGGCAAATCGTTTGAGTTGCACAACGGGTTAATTGAAACAGCATCTTCATTTAGCGCGTGGGCTGACATTACATCCATTTCAGCTATTGCCGACACCGCAGCAGTTGACATAGAGTATTTCATTGCCTTAACGTAATGATACGAATCACTAAAGGGCAAGCGAACACGGTAATAGTGACCACTACCGAAAAGGGAACGGCACTACATTACCTCTTTGCCTTTGAGAACCTCACTAGCATGGTAACTCAATACTGCATTGCTGATGATACTAGCGCTTATCGTGACCGTTATAATGCGTTTACTATTACGGAAACGGCAAACCCCGTAGCCGTAAACGGTCAAGTAAAATTGACTTTAGAGGGCGAATATAGGTACGTAATTTACGGGCAAGCAAGCGCAAGCAACCTTAACCCAGCAGGATTAACAGCATTTGAAAGTGGAATGTGCGTGGTAACTGGCACAACTACAGCAACACCAACATACACGGGCAACGATGCCCAAACATTCGCGGTTTACAATGGGTAAAAATAGCTTTTCAGTCTTAAATTTTGCCGCTCATAAAGTACCAGAGTTCAAAGAACAACAGTCCAAAGATTGGATTTTGTACGGAACTAGCGAAGGATGGGTAAACCAATACCCTGACTACCTACTTCACATTTACGACCGTTCTGCAAAGCATTACGCAATCGTGAACGGCAAAGTTGATTATGTTATTGGGCAAGGTTTGAGCGTTAACGAAAAGGGATTAAACACCGAGCAGATAGCGCGGTTAAATAAATTCATTTCAGAGCCAAACCCAAACCAAACTTTGGAGGACATTATTCAAATGTGTTCTTTGGATTTGGAGATTTTCGGAGGTTTTGCACTTGAAATTTTGTACGATAAGAAGGGCGGCTACCAAATGTATCACGCGGAGTTTGCAAAGTACAGGGTAAGCAAAGACCAAAAAACCTATTACCATTGCAACGACTGGAAGAAAGCCAAACCCGAAACCATCGAGCCCATTAAAGCGTTTGATTATAACGACAAAAGCGGCAAGCAGTTACTTTATATTAAAGCATACCATCCAAAGGCCGACTACTATCCTTTGCCGCCTTATTTGGGTGCAATCCCTTACATCGAACTAGATAGCGAAATTGCGAACTTCCATCTTAACAGCGTTAAAAACGGCTTTGTTGCTGGTTTTATGTTTAACTTCTTTAATGGACAACCTACTGAAGAAGAACAAGAAACCATCGAAGCCCGAATAGAATCTAAGTTTTGCGGTACGGATAACGCCAACCGCATACTGTTGAATTTTAACGACAGCAAAGAGCAGGCGGTCGAGGTTTTGCCGCTTGGTTCTAATGACTTTGATGCGCGATTTGACATTCTAAATAAGACCGTACAACAAGAGATATTCAGCGGCCATAGGGTAGTAGATCCTGCGTTGTTTGGAATCAAAGAAGAAGGATTATTTGCAACCCGTACGCAGGTTCGCGACAGTTACGAACTGTTCAAAAACACGTACGTAAGGGCAAGGCAGGACTTTATTATGAATGTGTTTAACGAATTGGCCGCATTGCAGGGCTTTGAGAAACGCATTCAGATTATACCAAGCGAACCAATTTCAGAGGGATACAGCGAAGCTACTAAGGTAGCCGTTATGACTACTAATGAAATACGCGAAGCTGTAGGGTTGCCATCTTTGGATACCGCTCAAGTAAAAGAGGTTTTGAAATTAAAATCTGAAAGCGATAGCGAAGATTTAGTAGCTGAAGCATTTTGTCAAACAGGCTACTCACTTGACGAGTGGGAAATTGTAAAGCCAATCCGCAAGGTTCGATTTAGAGATGAAAAAGACCAGCTTGCTTTTGAGGAACGGGTTATGAAGTTTGGCATTGAACAAGATTCATTTTTGATGGGTATACTTGAACAACTTAAACAAAACCCTACAGTTACTTACGCTGGTATTGCCGAATTATTGGGCGTAAGCATTGAGGAAATAGCAGTTGGGGTTAACGAATTAGTTTCGCAAGGTCTTTTAACCGTTGGTACTGAATCAGTAGCAGGGGCAACTCAAATAGCTTATGAGGTTAGCACAAATGGATTAAGAGAATTGACACAGGCAAAGCCCTTAGGTGCTCAATTTAAAATAGCATACCATTACGTGATTAGTCAAGAAGCACAGGCAGACCCCGACCCTGCCATGAGAAAGCCAATTATACCAAGTACTAGGGCTTTTTGCCGAAGAATGGTTATGGCGAGTGAAAGTAGGGTTTGGACGAGTGAGCAAATACAGGGAATAAGTATGCAAGAAAGTCGAAATACTTGGATGCGAAGGGGTGGATTTTGGACAAGAAGAGGCGGAGGTATAACCA